TTGTAATTAAAAAAATCAAGCATCAAAAACAGATTCGTGTGATGGAGGGTTAAATGACAGCTATGGGGAGAAAATTAAAAGTCAGGGCGCGGTCTTGTAAAAGCACCCCGCCGCCTTGGGCGGTCAACCTTGGCTACGATTTGTTCATGTGGATGGAGCATCACTTGGCATGTAAGATCAAGCCTATCGGATTTATTTGGCCTGCAAGTAGTTCGTATTCTGGGGGATGCTACCGAAAGTCAAGTGATTGGGAAGACCCCCCAACAGGTCCAACCAATGATTACAGAAAAAGAGTAACAATGGGAGTTTTCAACTGGACTTGGATTTTTTTTAGCCACTTGCAAAAACTAAGAAAAAATCCAAAGGTTTTTAATTGTTCGATTTGGACTTTGTCAAGAAAATATCGGTTGAAAATTAACGGAAAGTGGGTGCTATTGCACCCAACTTAAATTGCTCAGTTAAGGGGAAAAATATGTTGAGCGATAAGCTGAAACAACTCAGAAAAGCGCAAGGACTGCGCCAAGCCGAGTTAGCCAAAAAATTGGATGTCAGTCAGGGCGCGGTGGCCCACTGGGAAAGCGGACGAAACGAACCCTCTATTGATGATCTTAGAAAATTAGCCAAAGAGCTAAAGACAGACCTCAGCTTTCTGGCGGGCAGTCCATCAAGCGGCCTAGTAAAGGTCGATTACATCATGATCGAAGGAAGCGCCGTGAGTTCGCCAGACACCGATTTCTTCGCACCAAAAATTCAACTCTCAGAGGACATCGAAGATTACATAATTACTTTAGTGGGGTCGGATAACTACAAGCCGACCTATCGCGAGGGTGATTTGATCTATTCTCGACAGCGAGGTGTTACTCCGAAGGTTGCCGCGACTGAAACTCTTGAGGTTTTGGTGCAAGATGAGTGCGGGAATAAGTATATAGGGAAGTTGAACTCGACAGAAGATCGAACGCTTTGGTCAATCCATGTTCCAAATTCTGCGCCCGTCACAATAAAAGTGAAAAGCGTTCATCCCGTCATTTGGGTTAAACGTAACATCTAAATTTAAATTACTCAAAGTAATAAAAGTCAGCTTCAGAGCATAATTTGGAGTTGACTTTTAACATTTTATAAAGGTATATTACAGTTCCTAATAAAAATATTCTTAAAAGAGGAACCCAAACAATGAATCAAATGGTTACAACATTTGCACCCACTTCTTTAGCTGAAGCCAAAGAGTTTGCAAAAGAACTGGCCTCAAGCGGCCTAGTTCCCACCGACTTTCGAAATAAACCAACTGACATTTTAGTTGCAATTCAATGGGGCTATGAGTTGAACTTGCAGCCGCTGCAGGCGCTCCAAAACATTAGCGTCATAAACGGCAAGCCAAGCGTCTGGGGCGATACACTGTTGTCTCTTGTTGCATCGCATCCCCATTTTGCGGGCTGTGATGAAGCGGTGAAAGACAACGTGGCGACTTGCACAATTCGCCGCCAAACGAAAGCGGGCATTCAAGAAACCACCAGAACCTTTTCGAAAGAGGATGCACAGGTTGCTAACCTTTGGTCGAAACGGGGTCCGTGGCAGTCCTATCCCAAAAGAATGCTTCAAATGCGGGCGCGGGGCTTTGCGCTGCGCGATGCCTTCCCTGATGCGTTAAAGGGCGTGATATCCCGCGAAGAGGCTATTGATATGCCTGTTGGTAAAATAAAGGACATCACGCCAAAGGTGGAAGCTGATCAATCTGATGTTGTCACAGACATCAGAAAGTCTTTCCCCGATGCTGAGGTCAAGCGCGTTGCGCCGCACGGAACTTTCCAATCTGAAATGATGGAAAAGTGGCAGTCGATAACAACCAAACAGCTTGTCGAATATCGTCAAACCAAGACAAACGAAGAAGTTCGAAACGTCCTGACCAGATGGCGCGAAGAGGCGATGGCCTGCTTCAATCTTTGTCAGACAAGAGAGCAATATTTGGCTGTCGAAACCCGCTTGAATGGTGAACTTCAAGAAATCGAAAGCGCGGGACAAGGGAAGTGGGTCGAAGCATTTCACAAAAATCTGGGTGGCAAGATAGTCGAGATTTCTGACAGGATCGATCAGACCGCCGCCGCGCAGCCCAATCAAAACTCACAAACAGCCGCAGTGCTGTAATAAGCAAAAGGAAACCCAAACAATGCTAAATAAAGTAACTTTAATCGGAAATATTGGCAGGGATGCCGAGGTCAGAACTTTTAATGACGGGGGGCAGATTTGTAGCTTTTCCCTTGCAACCACCGAAAAGTGGAAAAGTCGAGAGGGTGAACGCAAAGAAAAAACTGAATGGCATAATGTTGTTATTAAAAGCGAACACTTGGTCAAAAACCTGAGTGGCTATCTGCTAAAGGGGAAAAAGATTTACCTTGAGGGCAAGATCGAAACCCGAAAGTGGAGCGACCAATCGGGTAATGATAAATACACCACAGAAATTATTATCCCACCCTTCGGCGGGGAAATAAAGTTTTTGTCTGCGCAATCAGAAGAGCAGCCAAGCGGTTATTCTGACAGCCAAGGTTCAGCCCCCGCCGCCGAGGCTTCCCGATCAGACGAATATAATGCTGCCGCAAAAGGCCAATCTCAAACAAATGGAAACGGTATAGTCCAAGATGACGAAATCCCCTTCTAAATATGAGTTCTTACCCGCTCTAAGTGTTCGCGCCCTATCAAACAGATGGGGCGTTCACCCTCACACCATCAGAAAACTAATTAAAGAAGGGAAGTTGCCTTGTTTGCGATTTGACGGCAAAATGGTTGTGCTTGGGGAAGATTGGAAAGGCTATGAGGACAAATGCAGAGTGACAAGCCTCGAAGAAACAAGCCACACCCCAAACTCGTCAAAAGAGCAAACACAGCATACTGGAATATCCGATACTACGACGAAAACGGTAAGCGAAAATTCCACTCGACGACAACTACGGATGAAAAGATCGCTCTTGGGGAGTTAGCTGACTTTATAAAACTTGAGGAACAGGGGCGGCTCAGTGTCGCCCCTTCTGTTCAAGAGGCAGTTGATTTCTATGTTAATGTAAAAAAGCAGGCAGGGTTGCCCGTCAACATTTTAAAAACCCCAAAGGTCATTGAGTATTTTAAGGACGTACCCGCCAATATAATCTCTAAAGAAATGTGCCGAGAATATATAGCGTGGCGCACAGCACAGTTTTCAGCAATCAAGAAAAGTGAAAAAATATCTGTCAATACAGCGGGTCGTGAATTACGGTTACTAGCCGCAGCAATTAACTTAGCCGCAAGTGAGAAGTTTTGCCCCTATGGCTCTGTATTTGATACCGTTGAAATCCCAGAAGGGGATAAGCCTCACTTAACAAAAGAGCAGGCCAGAATGATTTTAGATGCCTGCCCGACCTTTCATTTGAAATTATTTATCTTAATTGCGCTGACATCAGGTCACAGAATGAGCGCAATTCTGGACTTGCAATGGAGCCGAGTTGTCGGCGGCAGTATGAACTTTAAAGACCCCGCCAAAAGAAAAACGAAGAAGCGCCGTGGGATTGTACCCATTTTGCCCGACAGTGAACTTTCTGAATATTTAGGTCGGGCCAGATTAGCAGCGCAGACTGATTATGTAATTGAGTTCAAAGATGCGCCCGTCATAAATGTAAGAAAAGGAATTCAGCAAGCAGGCAAGCGTGTGGGGATCGACTTTCTAAACCCGCACATATTGAAGCATACTGCCTGCGTATGGATGGCCCAAGCGGGCGTTCCAATAGCTGACATCGCCCAAACAACCGCCACAAGCATTCGCACCATAGAAAAAAATTACCTTCATTTCACGCCAGATCGCGGGCTGCGGGCAGTATCTGCTACTCAATTTTAGTGATACAATACTGGTACAGTTGTATCAGTTGAGATATAACATTTGTGAACGAAAAGAGAATTATTTAAATTTATATAATAAAAACAACCCTATTTTGTAACGGTTTCACCCCTACGCCGTTACCTTGCCAAGGTAAATGTCGTGAGTTCGAATCTCATCGCCCGCTCCAATAAAATCAATGACTTACACGGCATAAAGAACATTGTGAGAACGGCATAAGTGGTACAGTTGTATCAGTAAGCTGCCATTTTAACACTTAATGTAATTTTTATATGATTAAAGCAACTTTTCCGAAGAAAAGAGGGGGATCGCTATGACCCCCCTTAAAGTCTGCTTTTGCTTTCGCAAAAGGCTTACCCAAACATTAGGATTCAAATGATTGAAGTCTAATGTATGGTTAAGCAGTACATCAACAGATTGTGCCGTACAACCTTCTATGCACAAAACTTTGATTTTGGCATAAAAATATCACATAGCGTATTATTTTATTTGAAGCGCATTTCTTGGCAAACTTTCCATAAACCCTCAATGGGCCGCAAGTGTGCCTGCTTCACGGTCACGCACAAGCCATGTCCCAAATCTTCTGATTGGGCTTTTGCATGAAAATCTTTTCGAGGTATCCACCCCGCAACGATCATGACATCACTTTCTTTAGATGCCGTAACCAAAACAGAGCAGTTTGCTTTAAAGGCTTCTGAAGATTTAAAAAGTAGTTTTCCGTTTTCGTAAAAGGTACTTTTTACATCCACCCCGATGTTGCCTAAAAACATATCCACCCCATCATCTACACCAAGTTGGAACACATTATGATTGCACCCCAAGACTTTGGATACGGCTGTTTCTGCTTTTATTCCCAACAAATCTACATCGTTATCGCCTCTGCCGCCATCTCTACGTTGGTTTACGACACCACTGGCCCTCGCCAATTGCCAACGTAGAGTGGCTGCTTGCTTGCACTCCAACATTTCTTGATATGTTAACCTAACTCTCAAGCGGGTCGCCCACCCCAAAATGTAATTTTATTTTGAGGCCACGCCTTTCAACTTATCAAACGACCTTGCAGCCGTAAGGCCAAGCATTCCGAGCAAAATCGGCATAAGTTCTGCGGTTGCCAAAACAGGAAGCGGCGGCAAGTCAACGCCAATAACCAAAAGCACAAACACCAAAAATGGCTGCAATATATATGTCCAGAACAGAGCAATGCCGCAGCACCAACCGATGGCGGGTCGCCAACCGCCCTTGAAAAGCGATCCTGACGCGGCTTCTGCTTTATTGACTTCCAACTGCGCGAGTAGCAATTGCTGCGAATGCTTGTCAGCCATCGTGCTTAAATCGTGGGCCAGTTCAGCGGCCTTATCTTTATCTTGGACAAACTTACCAATGAGGTCGGTAGCGGGTCCGATCAGTGTCTGTATGAGTGACATACCTATCTCCTTTATTTTCTAGATTTCTTGATTACGTTGACCGCCATGAATGTTGCGACAACGCCCAACATTGCTACAACCACCGTGTTGACGAACCCCATTGTCGCTTCAATTCTTTCCAAAGGAACAATCGGGGTATATTGGATGGCAACCACTGCCATCACAAATATCATTGCTGCCCAAGCCATCAGCCGCTGTTGGTCAGCCATTCTGTTTTCATTGTCTAAATGCACTAGACGTTCAGACACTTCCATTTCGCTGTCGGTGATAACGCCATCACCGTCCAAATCGATTTTTGAATATTTGCTACCCGCTTCTAATTTTTTTCCGCTCATTATACTTACACCTTGATGTCAAAGACTGCGCCTTGCGGCGTTTTTTCGTACATCTTGTTTAGTCGGTCATATGACAGGGCTTGCATCAGCTTCTGGCGCTCAAGAACTTTTTCAGCCGCGTGAACATAACTGTGTTCGTTTTCAACTCGCTTTTGCTGAAGATGTTGTTTTATATGTTCTTGATCCAATCGGACTTCATGGACGGTTTGGTTGAAGGTCTGATTGAAGGGCATAACCAACGGGGAAATTTTCATTATAGTTTCCCCTGATTTGCTAAAATGGCGACAACCACAAACCCGACTGTGATTGTTAAAATTGTTCCGATGCCGCCCCAGATAACAGTTGCCTCAAAACGCTTTTGATTACGCCGCTTTCTTGCGGCTTCCGCTTCCTTTCTTCTTGTTCGAATTTCACCGCGCAGTTTTATCAATTCTTGCCACCCGCTATATCCTCTGGCTGATATGACAATGGCGCGAAGGCTTTCCTCGGCATCGCGGGCTTGACACAGCTTTATATAACTATCCATTGCGTTTTCATCGTCGGGCGCAAATGGACTGGATTTCTTTTTTTCGTGAGCGTTGCGGGCATCGTCAATGCTGTCGAATAATTCGCCAATACCTTTCGCCAACGAGGCAACTTCCTGACCCGCTGCAATGCCCGCTTTTACGCTTGCTAGAATTGTTAATGGGTCCATATTCTGCACCAGTTAACGGCATGGTGCGCTTTGCTTTTACGCTCTACCTCAGTGGGTTTGACAAAAACAAATGCAAGTTCGGTGACTTACAGTGCCGCTCTATTCAACCAACCTTTCAGAAATTTTTTATATTTCGGGTTTTTCTTGACGATGGCTTTGTAAAACTTTGCCTGATGACTTCGCAGAGCGTTCATCATGGAGCCTTCGCTGATCCAATTGACACTGGCAAAAGTTTTTGACCCAAGAACCCCATCGACAACAAGCGCTTCACCGCAATCATTTGCTGACCTTTGAAGCAGTTTGTTCGCTTGGCGCGGCCCCATATTAACCGCCATATCAAACACTTTTATTTTTACCTCATCATGCTTGAGTTGGTCATACCTCTGATTGGTCCAAAAGTTTTGTTTATATACTTCTAGCGCCTGCTCTTTTGTTAGCTTCTTCATATCGTCGGCATCAATGTCACCATCGCCATCAATATCTAAATCTAATTTCGATGATTTTACGAAACGTAAACTTATGCCCCAATTTGTCGGGCCACCCGCATCGTTCTTATCGTCAACATAACCGCCTTCTACTTTTAAAACATGGGCCGCAGCGCGGTCCCAAACAGATTCATTGCTCATTCTAATTTACCTCCTGTGACGTAAATTCCAAAACCGAAAAGCGCTATCACGGCAAGAGCAATCAATTTACCAATCATTGATAAAAACCCTTTTTTTGCAACGCGGTAGCCGCCTAAAATATCGCGGACATCTTTCATATCACGGGCCGCGTTTTCATCTTGCAGGCCCAAATCAGCCAAAGCGCGTTTTGCCCCGTGATGCGCTGATTTTTCAATCAAGGCATCCATTTCTCGTTCCGTCAAACAATAGGTCCGCTCACTCATGGTCGCCTCGTATTTATTACGTTTTGTAATTTTATCAGAAACAGCAAATTTTGCAATCCTTTACAGATTAAGTCGTTGGCGGTGTAGGCCAGTTAATGTTTTGGGGAAACTCAACTTGCTGCGGCACAAGTCTCAATAGCTGTCTGTAAGTCGCCCATGCCGCCTTATCTGCGGTGCAATCAGGAATTTGTGTCCAATCAGATTGGTCCAATAACTGATTGCGGCGAGTACGCGCATCTTCAGCGGATATTGTCATGTCAACAAATTCGCCATTAACTAATAATTTATTTTTAGTTTTTAAAAGATCACCTTCAACCTCAACTTTTATTAATTCTGGGTTATCAATAGCTGTTAGCTCGGATAACTCTAAGCTGTCTACTGCTTTGATTATATGGCCATCGTTTGTTGTAAAGTACCAAGCCATTTTACCTACCCCCTATAACTGTAACCACCATACTGAAGTCACTGCCCGTAATCGTGCAACTTGTAGCGCCGCTTGGTACAGTCACCACGCCCAAGTTGCTCTTGTAAACTGAGTAGTAGCTGCTCAGGTTACTTGCACCCAGAGTAACCGCAGTTGAAGAGGCAGAGCCGTTCCAATCGAAAGTTGCTGTTGCAGTGTTTTCATCTTGGTCAACGCCTGCCTCATAGTGAATCGTATCCCCTGCTTGAATTCCCGAAATTGTAGTGCTGTAACTGGTGTGCTGTTTTGCTATGATAGTGGGATAGCTTTCGGAATTTAGAAGATCATTTATTGAGTAAGTTGAAGTGCCTGACAGCAGGCTTGATACGGTGACAACGCCATTGGCTCCGCTTCCACCGTTGTAATCACCGCCCGTATTGACTGCCCCGCCCGCACCGATGGATGTAATTTCAAAAAATAATGTGGTTCCAGAATAGCTAGAGGTGTCGATGGTAGCAGTGATGTGTTGCCCTGCGTTACCGCCATCACCACCCGCACCGCCTGAGTCAGGATTAAGAAAAAAGTTATTTGCGTAATCACCGCCGCCACCGCCGCCGCCTGCGCCGTAATGATCTGATGCCGCGTTCCCGCCTGCGCTTTTCATCGCGCCGCCAGACCCCCCGCTTTCGCCATTACTTGACTCGCCCGCCAAGCCAGTTGCCTCAAAACGAGCGCTGATTGCGTTTGCGCCCGCCGTTCCACCTGTCGCCGTAGCTGTGTGAATGACTGTCCCACTGCTTGAGCCTGTCCTTATTTTTATGACTGTATTGCCACCCGATGCGCCCGTAACATTATTATTAGTGCCATCATCTAATCCATATCCACCCGCACCACCGCCGCCAATAATAGAGTAGGTAACGGATGTGTTTCCACTTCCCAAATTAACTGTAGTAGCAGACGAATAACTCGCAGTCCCACCCGATGCGCTTCCGTCTATTTTGAAAATTGGATTAAAAATTTGAAAGCCAGAAATATCATTATGAATTATGCCTTCAATTTTATTGCTTGAGTTTACGTTTGTATGGGAAAACTCGAAACCCGCACTGTTGTCTGGATTGACAGTTTTACCAACAAAAAAACCATCCTGATTATATGCGGTCAGGGATGTCTTGCCCGCAACCATCCCTGATGTTGTGCCTGTGAGCGTCAAAACTTCGTTGACATTAACATTTCCCAAATCGGCAGAAATTGCCGACAGATTGCCCGTGACGTTTAGCTTGTCAGCATCAATCGTTCCCGCTTCAATTTTGTTGCCAGAAATTGTTCCAGTAACCAGTAAATCACCATCAACAAACTGGTTTTGTTCGTCCCATTGGCTTGTGCTTGAGTTATAAATATAGCTACTTGCGGCGGGACTTTGGTTGGCAATAATTAGCCAATCTTTATCAACGGCTGACGTAAACCCCGAAGCAGTATGATATGGCCCGTTGGTTGCGTTTATAACGCTGTCAGAAAGCCCCGTGACAGCGTTTGTTGTGTTGCTGTACTCGTACCTATAAAAACCCGCAGATCGCGCTGTAGCGGCGTTTGTGGTGGCTCCATCGCTACCGCTGAAGGCTGAAACGTTCCCAGAAAAATCAACAGCCTTTAATTTGTACCATTTTTGAGTTGTGTCCGAGATCCCCGCGTCCACAAAAGACGTTCCGCGTGTCGATCCTAAAAATGAATAATTCCCCGTTTCCGTTGAGGCCCGATATAAATTTACCTGATCAAAATCAGCCTCAGTTGGGTTTGTCCATGTTACAGTGATTTGGTTCGCGCCCGCCGTTGCGCTGACATTTGTTGGCGCGGATGGTGCGGTTGTATCGACGGCGACAACTTCCGCTGAATAGCTGCTTGGCGTTCCCTGCACCCCAAGTGAGTTTTCGGCTGTCACGCGGGCGCGATATCTCAGCCCCGATACAACCGATAAAAACTCATGCGAAACTTGGTTTGTGCCGCCAATCTTTGCGCGAATAACTTGTGTTGATGCCGTTGCCCAAGCATCGCTCGACCCTGCCCGCTTTTGCAGTTCAATTATATAATGCCCGATAAACGAAGTATCCGAGGGGGCTGACCAACTGACCTTCACAGCAGGGGAAAACGTACCATCTGAATTTAAGGTGCTATCAACAGTGGTTGTCGGGGTCGATATGGTTGCCACGACTGTCGGGTCGGGAAGCGTTGTATTTGGCGCAAGGTCAACTGTCGTTTGCTCCCCATAATTCCAATCGTAAATTGCATCAGCGTATTCTTGCAGCCCAAGGTCCACGCCGCCATCTGGGTTCAGCTTCCAAGTTATAACCCGAAACTCTTTATTGGTGAAAATTGCGGAATTGCCGCCCGATCCATCTGGGTCTATGGACAGCGTAACCGTGTCATTGATTGCAATGGGAAAACACTTCAAGCTGCCTTGAAACTCAACCTCAATGGCCTGCCTGCTTTGCTCTAGAATTTGTTTCGCAATGCGCTGCGCCTGCGTGTTGTTCGTTGTCATGGACAAATCAATGTCCATAAACAACTCTTCGCCATCTTCAGTTTGGTAGGTCGAGTTTTCTACGGGGCTAAAATCAGTCTTTTGAAAGGTTGAGGCCGCATCACGAAAAACCCCGCGCACCGCATTGGCTCTGTCTTTCTTTGGCCTTTTTGTTGTGAACTTTATGCCCCCGCGCAAATGGTCAGCGTTTAAAACATGGTTTCTGGATGACGGGACAGCAACGCCCACTTGCGGGACGTATAAACCCTGCGACCAAATAAGCGTTCCATTACAAGATGATAAAATGGCCTCTGCAATGGATGCGCGGGTCGTTGCCAGTGAAACCATACCGCCGATTGCAAACCGTTTTTGAGTTGTGCCGTCTATATCTATTTGAATGTCATCATCACATTCGTTTGCCATTTCAATAAATCGGGCTTCATCAACCTCACTGCCCGCTGCGTTGAAACCGTATTCATACGTTAAAAAATCACGAAGCGCCAAGATAGGGTTTGACGAATATTCCCATGTGGTTTTGTCCGTCTGGGTGTGCGCCCCGCTTCCAGAGTAGCCGTTTGCCGTATCTTTGCGCGGGTCATAAACTTTTGAGCCTTGGACAACAAAGCGCAAGTTTGGAATGCCCCGCGTGAATACATCTTCATCAAAAATTAAACGCACATAAACATAAGCAATACCGCGCAATCTGTGATTGCTTGTCCAGTTTGTTTGGCGCGAAACAAGCGTTGAGTCTGCCGTCTGGTCATCCCTGCCGTGATGAAAATAAAACTCGACATGACCACGATATTTATTGCCGTTGACAGGCCGACGAATTGAACCCTCGCTGCCGCTATCTATGCTGACTTCATCATCGCCAATGTAAACTTTCGTCACATCATTTATCTCGCCATCAGCAAGCGCGATAATTAAATCTAAATTTTTATTGTCTGAGCCGATAGCTTCAGCATAAACGACATTCCCACCAATTAGGGTTTCGCCATAAATACGCCTGCGCGGGGATTGGCTTTCATAAGTTATGCCGCCCTGCGTACCGCTCTCAACAGAACCCTCTAAATTCTTTTTAATCGCCGCACCGATAAGCGCAGTTGTTGCTAAATACGTACCTGCATAGGTAAGAACAAAAGTGGACGATGCCGTTGCAAGGCCCGCGCTAACAGTTGCGGCAGCGGCAGTGTAAGTTGTACCCGTTACGGACGCGGCGACAGCAGTTGCAATTACATTAGGCATGGGAAACCCTCCAACCGCGCAGGACAAGTTGTTTTGGAACGCGAACCAAACCTTTAGGGCTTAAACAAACAGCGTCAGCCGCGTTTTCCATAATGCCCAAAGCAACCCTGCCGCCAACATCGACCACACATACGTCACCCGCCCGCACAAGCGGCTTACTGAGCGCCTCTAAGCCCTCAAGTTGGGCGACCATAGCGGCGGCTTCTTCAACGCCCCCACCGTGCGCCTTAAGCGCTCTGTCAGCTTCCTTTTTATTCGACCATTTCTTGAGTTTCGTTGAAAGTTTGTGACCAAATATCTTTTCAAGCGCATCTATAACAAAAATCGCGCAATCGCTTCTTCCGTACCGAAAAGTCTGCGCTTCCCAATTTAAAATAAAATCTTTTAACGCCGTGTGGTTCATTCTTCGCGCCCCCAAAAGATTTGTTTTTCGACTGATTGAGAAATAAACTCCAAACCTTTGTCGCCCGTGAACCGCGCTTGCTGATCTTCGTTGGTATAACGCCCCGCAGATGGCCTTTCCCAATCGGCCCAATCCCATGAACAGCGGACAGAAATTTTAGCATTGTCTGACAGGCTGACAGACATCGTGTCGATCTTACCCTTAAACAAAACAACAGGCACACCGATGAACGCATCTTCATCATTAACGACCGCCAGATAAATCGTCACCGCCTTGTTTTGGTAATCGACATTTAGCGCCGTCGAAAGCATCGTTGCGTCAACGCCTGATAGCTCTAGGGTCACGGGCTTGTCTGCAAGTTCAACGCCCTCTTCCAGAACTGAAATTGTCCCAAGCGCTCCGACCCCGATATATGTCTGGCTTTCATACACAAACTTCTGGGATGTCGAGTTGACATAAATGTTATTGGGAGAGCCAAGTTCTAGCTTCGCCATAAAGAATGTGTTGACCTGACTGCTTAGAACTTGCGTCTTGGTTGATGAGTTTATTGTGCGAACCATTAAACCACCGCTTCGACAAAGTTCATTGTGAGGCTGCTTAAAAGCGGCGGGGCAACATTCCACTGCGCTTCTGTGTCGGATGTCAGGCGCATAATGCAAGTCGTGCTTTGGTGCGTAATCACAGCATTGTCGGCAGGCGAAACGCGAATGTTGGGCTTGACTGTTAACGTAGCCTCACCATTGGAGTCAGAGGTCGCATCAGCCGTGACCATTTTGAGTTCACGATAGCCATCGCCGTTTTCAAAGTGGATCATGTCGCCTGCTAAAAAAGGCTTATTTCCGTTTTCGCTTGTTGGGAAGTTATCAACGATTAACGATGAACCTGTCTGGCTTGCGCCGTGAACCCTAATTGTTCTTGTGGCGTAGTTTTTCATATACCCCTGCGGTGCGGTATTAGAAACATCGCCATAATAAAACCGCCCGTTCATGCCTTCCAGTTTTACAAAAAACGCTTGTATTTGCCGCACCTCTGAAACGTCCAGATTATCAAAAGATATACGACCCGACCAAAAAGCCCCCGCCATGCGAAGCGTCTGGGTCGCGGATGTTAATTTAGATTGGAAAGATTGCGTCCGCGACACTAAGCCAAACTGCGCCCGCTGCGGTAATATTGAAGGGAAAGTTTCGACGGTCATTTATCTACGCCCCACGGCTTTGCTGTAATTACCGCCCTGCCCTACGGCACTAAATACAGCGTTAAAGGTTTGCTCTTTGATTTCGTTTGATACAGCCGCCAAGCGCGAGACAACCGCCGCGTCCGCTTGGCTAAAGTCAAAGTTCTGATTGATGGTAACATTGCTGCCTGTGGATGCCCCGTTGGGCATTAAATAGCCCCCTGTGTTAGGGACAAAGGTTTCCCTGCCGCGTTCCCCCACGGTGTAAGCATACCCCGCCCGTAGATGCCCCCCACCCGCTTCCTGACCGCCGTACCCAAAGGCATCACCAATAAACGACAATGGCCCGCCGCCGCCGAAAGCGGTTTTAAATAGTTGCCCCATCGCCATTTTTGCTTGAGCAACCAGATAATCTTGAACAATACTTGTTAAAAACTCTTTAAAGTTCAAACGGCCCGTTCTGATGAATGTCTCAAGACCTTTTTCGAGGCTTGCGTACATATTCGCGCCGATTTCTTTTGTGCGCTCCGCAACATTTGCCGCCGCGTTAACGGTTTCCAACCAACCCTCATTAAAGCGGTTTGTGTAGTCGATATATTTGTTTTTCAATTCATCTATGATTTGCGAATGTTCAAATTGCGCCGCTGTTAATCGCGTAATTGCATTTCTTTCTTTTGTTTGCTCTTCGGTTAATTGACCGATCAATGGAATTGATGCGCTGACCAAAGATGAATTCACATCTTTTGCTAAATTAAATTCATCTTGCGTGATTTTATTTGCTATCAGTTGAGTTTGGAGTGCTTTTAACGCTGCGGTTTCTTGTTGCGCTAATTTCCAAGCGGGGAGTTCAGATGTGCTTGTTGAACCACCTCCACCACCTCCACCACCTCCACCACTTCCACCACTTCCACCACTTCCATCTGTAAATGTGTTAAGCAATTTGGTGTCATTGGCACTTCTCGCCCGCGCCCTTCTCAACTCGTTCATTCTCTCTAAAAAAGATATTGCACCAGTTTCACCAGCACTTGAGTCAGTAGGACGACTTCCCTTAATCGCTTCGCCTAAAAGGTTTGTCCCCTGTTCTGGCATCAACTCCTTAATTACTTCCTCAAAATTTGTAATGTCTGGCATGGGGAGTTTTATGTCGCCTCTTTGAACAGCCTCTCTGTATGCTATGGACGCATCCTTCGCATTAATTGCACCTTGATGAGCCTTCTCGACAACCGAACCGACACCAAAAGGCAGTTCACTTTTCATTCGGGTTGTGACAAGGGTTCCTTCCTCGTTAAATTTATAGCCTGCGCTTTCCAACATCCCCATCAGTATGGTTGTTGCATCCCCACCTAGCCTTGTGGACTGACCTCTGCTTTTAAATCCAATATCGTCTTGAAGATATTTTATTAAATCTTCTGGTTTAATAGTACCTGACGCGAAAGTTCCCGTCGATTTTAGAGAGGGCCGCACAATCTCCCTAATTAATTCACCGTAACTCCCTCCACGGGCTGTATATGCTTGGCTTAATTCGTCCCCCGCCCTGCCGTGAGGAGCGGCGGTCCCTACGGGGATCATTTGACCCATTTGTGCAATATTGACAGCGACAGTATTCATCATTCCCGCGATCAAGCCTGTCAACCAAACCAACAGGGTTTCACCTACGCCATATAAGGTCGCCGTTAGTAGCGCGATTAAGCCGCCTTTAGCGCCAAACAATAAAAAGCCAATTATTCCAAAGCCCGCAATAGTTCCCGCGCTCATTCTGCTGTATTCGTTAAAAACTGACTTAGTGGCGTCATAAAAATTCAAAAACCCGTTTATAGCGTTCTGCATAACGTCAAAAGCGCTACCGCCAAACGTGACAACATCTTCCAAAAATTCTGTTATTTTAACCCCTGCAAGAGTTGCGTTTTCTTTTAAATTAACAATTTCTTTGTCCAAATATTCATTAATAATTGTTGCCCCGTCTTTGAGGAAGTTAAAAACGCCCGCGTCCATAAGTGTAGCTTTTAGTTCAAATATCTTATCGCCAATCATGGATAAAATTCCATCAAGCGTGGTCGCCATCTGCGGTGCAACGCCCGCTAAAACCGATCCGCTTTCTTCAAAGGCAGCGCGTATTTTTTTCTCTGTTTCCTCAACCGAATAACTGGCCCCCGCTTGGAAACCCATCATGGCCAAAACGCCACGCTCTCTAAACCTGTCAGCCGATGCAGCGCCCGCACTCATCATCCGCATAAACTGTTCAGCGGCTTCCGTTACGGTTAAGCCTGTGACCGCCGCAACGTCCGCAGATGCCCGAAGGAAAAAATCAACTTGATCCGCATTGCCCTCTAGCTGTGCGGTCATAAACTTTGCCGCTGATGCCATTTCTTCAAAACTAAAAGAAACTTCGGTGGCAAATTTTCTGGTATTTGCCAAAATGTTGTTTGCTGTTGCAGTGCTTTTTGTAACTGCAACCATCTGGAACTTTACCTGTTCGAGGGTGTTTGCGACCTTTATGAAGTCCCTAATAATTAGGCCCGCACCGAGAGCCAAAAATGCCGAGCGTAAACTTAAAATCTGACGGCGCAGAAAACCGACAGTCGCTGCCATGCGACCAAACGCGCCTTGGATAATAGATGAACTTCGCTTTGCAACGCTTTCTAGACCGCGCAGGGCTTGTCTGGCTTGCGAGGCATCGACAACAATATTTAGGCGGGCCAGCATACTCATTATTTTTTCTCACCTATGATCGACACATATTCTTGGTCGATTTGTTGCACCAAAAAAACAAAGCCCCAAAGGTCTATCTGGCTTGTCATTTCAGCATAGAGGGCAATTTCAGAAAACGGGATTGGCCCTGCCGCCATGCCTATCTGCCTGCTTGCACTCAAATATGTGAAGGCTTCCACAATTTCAGTGTTTGCGTTTGTTAAATCTGGACGAGATTGCATAAATGGCATTGTCGATGCGTCTTGTGAGGTTTCCGCGACAGTCTCCGCGTATTGGCCCCATTCCATTTGCCATCTAATCCAGCTTCTTAGTTTTTTGCCGCTTCCTCAAGTTGCTCGTTTCGATAGTTTTCATTGTCTTGCGCGTATTCGATAATGACCGCCAGAAATTCTTCAGCCGTAGGATCGGAGAGAATTTCATATGCCTTTTCTTTCGAATATTTAACGTCCTTGCCATCTAGCGCGAGGCCTTTCCAATCTAATAAAATTGTTTCGGAAACTGCCCGCGCCATGATTTGCGATGACATTTCCGCTGAAAGTTTTCCCGCATCAAACTTTCGCTGATGAGGGGCCATTAGCGCATTAAATCTTTCTTTAAAGCGAGGGTTGCCCATACGCGCAACAAGGAAAGACGTTTGCAGATCATGCTCGACCCAAACGCCTTCCGTTTGTTTCTTTTTGTTTACTTTTAAACTTTTCAAGTCCATTAAGTTTTTCCTTATTTTAACCGCGATCTTGGTCGCTGCCGATCAATCGCGGTTAGTTAGATTAAGCAGAGTTTCTTGTTATCTTGAGAGAACAAGTATTTGTGGCATCGTATTTTGCTTGAAAGCCAAGTTCAGCCATGACATCCGCGTTTGCAGACCCCGCCAAAATCGAACCTGATGTGTATTCAATTTTTGGTAGGGACCAATCGTAGTAATTGCCCGCCGCATCCGAGGTTCTAAAACTCAACGCGGAGTCAGTTCCGTTCACAAATTTATTGTAAAGGGTTTTGTTGGCAAAATAGGCCGACATTGAACCTGTTACGACAAACTGACCAAGCCCGATAGCCGCCGCCCCAAGCGTTCCAATTTCATTATTGGACCGTAAGTTATTTGTCACATTAAGGCTGATCGACATAACGCTGTCTGTGAGTGAGGAACCACCCTCAGTTAACGTGCCAACATTGTTTACAGCGTTGATAACTTCAGTGGTTGTCGCCGCTGTTGGCGTTCCAGAAGCCGCTGTTGTCTCGGCTATAGCCATCGTTTTGCCTTGCAGCGAAAACGATCCAGTGACAATCGATCCCGCAGAAACATTCAAAGACATTCCATCAACGCGGTTGCCTTTGAAGGTTTGGAAGTTGCCGTTTGTTGCATCCGCAAAATGCTTTTCAACGGAATACGACTTTTTTGTCGTTCCGTTTTTCAAAATATCAGATGACCAATCAGAACAAAGAAGCCCTTCAAGCAAGTCATCAAAGGCATGATTAACCCCTGATGATATTTCGCCGCCATAGGCCAGTTCAAAATTTACATCGCCAGATGTATTGGCATCGGTGCGAATAATATCTTGAACATTTCGGTCAGCCCGAATTTCATCGGATTGAGTATTAGTGATATTAAAGTTAAGGCTTTCGCCCGTTGACCTTAATGTTTTCCATGCGCCACTGGAAGGTGTGGTTCCCCATGTGCTTTCTTCAAGCAAATATAGGGTGACGCGGTTAGTGTCGGTCATAACAAACCCCTAAGTTGTTGCGTCCCTATAAAAGGGAACTGACAAGTTTAATTGAAACCGTCCCTCGACCACACCCACTCTTTGGACGTTTGGTGATCGACAGAAGATTGTGCCGCTGTTTCCATGACTAAAACTTTGGTTCCGAAAAATCGCGGCTATCGTATCGGCATAAGTTCTAGCTGTATTCGATCCACTGTTTGCGTCAGTGAAAATCTGGATGGCGATCAAACCGCTGTAACGATGAAACGGTGTTGTGCCTTTGATTTCGATTTGTTGGGCAGAAGCGTTTTGGATAAAAATAGCAACATAAGCGCTGTCTGTTGGGCGATAGCCAACATTATCAAAAACAATCGGAGTTGTTGTCCAATTGTCCTTCATGCGCTTTTCTATAGCTGCTCTTTCGTCCGCAAAGCTGCCCATATTAACCCTTATTTATTACGTTTTGTAATATCATAGCGCAAAAATTATCCTTTTTCTATAGCTCTTAACGTAGCTGACATTTCTGCTTCGACCTGTGCGACAGTTAAGTCGAGAATGTTGTCTTTCATTTCAAGAAACGGGATATATTCAACGTTGTTGGTTATATAAACATCGCGCTTGCCGCTAATATGCCCGACTACGTTTTGCGCCCCTTGTCCGTAATACCCAGACTCGCCTTTTGGCGCTTCAGATAAAACTGTAGGATCGACAACCTCTTCAGTGATGTTCCAAGACCCTCGCGCTCTTCCTGTGTCAACGCGGGTGTTTGCCCGTGCTTTGTTGAGCGCGTCAAACCCGACCCTACGCACCACGTTTTCAAGATTAACGCCTGTTTCTTTGATAAATTTGGAAACATCAATTTCAAAACTTTTCTCGCTCATAAGGAAACCGCCACATCGTAAGTTGCAACCAAGTCACCAGAGAAGTTTGGCGTGACTGAAGTGATGGTGTATTTTTTTAAATTAAACTCGACCTCGTAGCCAACTTGCGGCGTTATTTCTTCGCCATCTCTTGCCATGATCAAAACAAAATTTGACTTATCGTAAGACGCTTGTGTGGATGTAGGTTGCCCGCCCGCCGCTACAGTTTCAGACTTTCCACCCGCTGCGGTTTTGGCAGATTGGATTATGGCTTTTCGCTCTTCTTCTTGCGTTGATTTGGTAGCCACGCCCGTTTCAGCATTGTAGGTCGTAACCTCACCGCCCCGTAAAGTTACGGTTGTGCCAAACTGGTTAATCATACTTGCGGCAACAGGGCCGAGTGCTAAATCGAGCGCCGTTGCCATTATTCTGCCGCCTGCGCCACGGGCGCTTCCAAAGAGGCTGTCAGGCGACCCGTAAAGTGTTCACGCGCCGCAACAAGCCGCTCTAATTCAAACTCAGCTTCTGTTATTTTTTGCGACAAAAAGCGATACTGCGTTAACATTCTAAGCTGCTCTGGGCTTAGATCATCAATGGAATATTCGTTGCCGTTTACGGTCAGTGTGTTGTCAGTTTTTTCAGTCATTTTTTTTCTACTTTTTGCGGTTGAAGGCCATCATCAGCTTCCGCTATGGCTCCAAGTGGCGCGGCGGCGAGGGGACTGAAGCCTAGCATTGGTTAGCCCTGCATTTTGTCGTAATAGGCTGACACTTGGGCAGTTACTTCGTCGGTAGTCATATTTACCATGTCATCGCCGTCATCTTTTTGTAGGGGGTAACGACCATGCAAGTTTAACACACGGGTGGTCAGGGCAGCTTTGTCTAGCCGCAAAACTG